CAACCCCAAGACGCAACATCATATGATAAGGAGAACTTGATATGACAAAAGAAACCAACACAATTAAGAACGAAAACCCTGCAATAAATGTCGTGGACTATTCAACGCACACTAAGCATTTCAAAAAGGCTATGCCTTTCACCTACAACTACGCTATCATTGATGGTATACTGATGGAAATGTATGACGAATACACCATCAAGCAGACCGCATCTATACTTAACGAGTCCAAGAATAGGATTGCGTATCGTGTAGCTTTCCTACAAAAGAATCACCCTGATACCATTGTATTCAAGCGTGGTGTTACGATCAATAAAGGCACTCACAAAGTGTCCAACGTTGGACAGTCCAAGAGAAAGGTTAATGGTTAATGCAATACCAACAAGCATTCGCAAGTGAGATAGACCCCTACTCTATGGGGGTCGCTCACTACAATCATCCTATGGTAAAGCAGATGGGTAGTGTACTTGATATACACAAGCAACCTATGTATGTACACAAAGGTATAGACCTGCTAATGGCAGGCCCACCTTGTCAGCCCTTCTCCTTTGCAGGTAATCAGCTTAACTTCAATGACGAGAGAGCCAAGCCAACGATAGAGTTCTTCAGATTGTTTCACCAGTGGAAGCCTAAGTATTTCCTAATTGAGGAGACACCTATGAAGAAGGAGTATCAAGACATATTCTCACATGAGTTTGGGTGTGAACCTAGAGTACATAACTCTGCGTCTGTGTCTGCACAGAACAGGAAGAGATTGTATTGGACTAACATACCCCATGACGATCTGCCTGATCTTGGTATCAACCTTGAGGATATCCTTGAGGATGAGAGCATGACCGACAGGGAGAAAGCCTACTGTGTAGACGCTAACTATTTCAAGGGTGGATCTATGAAGATGTACTTTGAGAAGTCACGTAGACAAGTGGTGTTCAACAGGCACACTCAATGCAGACAAGTGGGTGAGGCCGACCTCAAAGGCTATGACATTATCAAGCGTGTCTACTCTCGTAAGGCTAAGTCCTCTGGCCTGACCACCATGCAAGGTGGGTGGCGAATGCCGAAGGTTGAGGATGGTGACTTGCGTTGGAGAGCATTGACACCTCTTGAGTGTGAACGATTACAGACTATGCCCGATTGGTATACCAAGGTAGGTATCTTCCCTGACAAACAGGTCAAACACATCAGCAATTCAAGGCGGTACAAGATGATTGGCAATGGGTGGACAGTGGATGTGATCAAGCACATACTCAATGGTATACCGCAAGATAAGTTGGGTACTGTCGTTAGTTTGTTTGATGGCTGTGGCTGTGGATACCAAGCATTGAAAGGAGTACGTAGATGATTGTATACTTAGACATGGATGGTGTGTTAGCCGATTTCTTTGGTGGGCTAGAAGCACACTTTGATGTGGCTCATTGGAAAGATATCAAAGATATTAATGAAGCTCTTGCTCAATTAAAGGATACAAATTTCTTTTGGAATCTAAAAGCATTTGATACAACCTATCATCTTGTGGGTCACATCAAAGAGTTGACGTACAAGTATCCTCACTTAGGTTGGGGCATATGTTCTACACCATTGCGTAATGACAGAGATAACTGTGTCTATTGGAAACGTAGATGGTTGGAATCGCATGGTCTAATGCCACCTAAACATAGGCTGATCTTTACCCACACCAAGCACAAGTTTGCTACTGATAAGATAGATGGTACACCCAACATTCTTATTGATGACAAGCACACTAATGTAAAGCAGTGGACAGATGCAGATGGGATAGGTATTCTATGGCAAGCTAACAGAGATAAGATTTCTAGGCTAGAAGAAGAATTGCATAAAGCAATTAAGCTTATACAAAAAGTACGAGGAGATTTTTAGTATGAGAAACGCAATCTTCTTCCTGATTATATCTTTAGGATATACTTGGGAAGTATTTATTGAAGAAAGGTTTACAAGTAAATGGTATTACTCAAGAGTGCATTGGTCTGCCTCGCCCTAAACGTATATCACGAAGCACGTGATCAGAGTACGGCAGGCCAGTTGGCAGTGGCACAGGTAACTGTCAATAGGGTGGATAGCAAACACTATCCTGATACAGTATGTGATGTAGTGTATCAAAAAGGTAAGAGCATCTGTGCTTTTTCTTGGACATGTGATGGTGCAAGTGACACACCGCATGAAGATAAGGCATGGGAGAAGTCTATGATGTTGGCAGCCATGATGCTAGATGATGACAACACTATAGATGTAGTGAATGGTGCGACACATTATCACACCACAAAAGTTAACCCCTATTGGGCAGATAGCTTACGAGTTATCAAGCAGGTAGGGGATCACATATTTTACAAGTGAAGGGAATAACATGCGTAAGAAAAAATATCAAAGTAAACATGCACCTAACAGACAGGGTGACATAACAGAAATTATGGCAACAAGTATCTTACTTGACAAAGGGTATGAGGTATTCAGAAATGCATCATGCATTGGTAAGATAGACATGATTGTATACAGGCCCAACAAGAAAGACTACCTGTATCTTGACATGAAAACAGGTAAGTCAAAAGAAACATTGACACCTAACAAGTGGCAAGAAAAACTAGGAGTAAGATGTGCCACTATCAGAGATGGTAAGGTACGTTATATGAATGACAATAATAGATTAGTATTAGCTTGACTCTAGTTAGTATACATGGTATAACTAGCTATCAGTTGCAATAGTAGAAAAGGAGAATAAAAAATGGCTTTAGATTATGTAAGTAATGTAGACATACCTTATCGTTATGACTTTAAGGTAAGCAAAGAACCCACTAAATTTCAAGGACAATCTTACGTTGTCAATGAGTATGATGGTGAGTATCTAGGTATAGTAGGTGATAGCTATGCACTCACTAGTCATGGTGAATACTTCAACAAAGTGTGGTCAGTAGCAGAGGAAACACTAGGTAGAGAGAACTGTCTCTTGGCAGAGAAGAGATGGCGATCAGCACGTAATGGTGCATTCGTAATGCTTGATGCTATCTTTAAAGATGACAGTATCACTATCACAACAGCCGATGACACACATCAAACAGAACTCTTCAAAAGAATGGTTGCACTACATGGTGTAGATGGCAGATGTTCTAACCAAGTGTTCTATGGTTTGATTGATATGTTCTGTACGAATGGTACTGTCACAGGTGATCACAACTACCTCAAGAAAAAGAACACTGCGTTGTTTAACGTAGATATCTTTCAAGGTGAGATAGCTGATTCAGTTGTAAACTTTGAAGGTGAAGCAGAGAAGTTGCAAGAGTGGGCAACCATAGACACACGAAGACTATGCGTTAAGTCTGTGCTTGATTACATGATGGGTAATGAAAAGAAAGCAGACAAGATGCTTGCCCTATACAGAGAAGAGACACGTAAGCGTGGCGAGAATCTCTTTGCATTGTACAGTGCGTTCACTAACTACGCTACGTATGGTGATGAACGTAATGGATTCACAGTACGTAACACAGGTAACGATACCAAAGCCGTGACCATGTGGAAGCGTGAGCAAGAGGTAGCCAAGTGGGTTGACTCTCCTGTATGGAATGACTTAGTAAATTCAAGTTTTGATTCTAAGGTTACAGGTAAGTGGGGTAGATAATGACATTGCCTAGATACATACAGGCTAGGACTACGGCATGTGGTGTGGTTGAGTACAGATTCAACCCACCACAGAAGTTAGTCGATGCAGGTGTTGTCACACGCAGACAGTTCGGGTCTGATCTCAAGCAGGTACGCAAGCTTGTACGTGAAGACAACCAGAGGATAGATGAATGGTATGACAAAAATGCAACAGTAATAAAAGTAAATGCAAGTAGTACCTTGACTCACCTGATTGATGCTTACTGTCACTCGCATGCTTGGGAAATGTTAAGACCTAAAACACAGAAGGACTATAAATACTTTCTAAGTGTTGCACAAAAGACACTAGGTAGGTACAAAGTAAAGGCCATAGGCACTAAGCTTGCTAAGAAACACTATCAACTGTGGCTTGAGCAAGGTGTTACACAGGCTAATCACATTACTAGCTGCCTATCTACTGTATATAATTGGGCGATAGACCAAGAGTTTATACATGTAAATCCTTTTGCACGTATCAAACGTACTACTGCACTCAAGCGTACAGACATATGGACTAAGCTTGAGGTAGAACTAGTGCTGAATGATGCCTATGATTTTTGGTACACACGTAACATAGGACTTATCATACACATGGCATATGCTTTTTGTCAGCGACTAGGTGACATGCGTACTTTGAAGTGGTCTAACTTTGATGACAACTTTACTGTGTTATATTTAGAACAATCTAAACGTAGAGCAAAGGTAGAGATACCTGTTGATGAGGACATGCGAGAGATGTTGACTAGACAACACAAAGACTTTGGCTTTCAACAGTACGTAGCACCAAGAGTATATCCTATTGATGGGGAGTACCTACCTTACACACTAGAAAGCCTATCCAAAAGAGGTAGATTGCTAATGGAAAGGAATGGTATACCTAAACACAAACGGCTGATGGACTTACGTAGGACAGGCATCATGGAGATGGTTGATGGTGGTGTGCCATTACCTCAAATCATGTCGGTCAGTGGGCATTCTAACCCTGCGTCAGTAAAACCCTATATGAAAAATACTCTAGCGTCTGCAACAAATGCCTTGACAACTAGAAAAACATGGGTATCATCTGCGTTGAAGCAACAGGAAGGTGTATAGTATGTGGAGTGTGGATGATTTTGATGTTAGAAATGGTGAGACTAAACGTGTTGACTGCCCTGCATGTAAGGGTAGGAAAACATTTACCATTACAAACAACATGGGTAGCCTGATGTGGAATTGCTACAAGGCTACGTGTGATGTGAGTGGGGGTAAGCGTGTGCGTTTGAGTGCCAATGACATTAGAACATCCCTATCTCCACAGGAAAGACTGACAGAGGTAGAGTGGGATATGCCTAGCAACATCATATACCACCCACCCTATACGCAGAAGTTTGTAGATCAATACCAACTGCCTACCGATTTAGAATTGATGTATGACGTTAAGGAAGATCGTGTCGTGTTCACCATATGGAAATCATGGAAGTGTGTGGATGCAATAGGCAGAGCCATTGACAGTAAGCGATTACCTAAATGGAAAAGGTATGGGAATAGTGACTTGCCATATACATATGGATGTGGTAGTGTTGCTGTAGTTGTTGAGGATTGCGTCAGTGCCGTAGTTGTAGGCGAGATTGATGTATACGTTGGGGTGGCTGTGTTGGGTACGTCACTCTCAGAAGCACACAAGAAGTACTTGTCGCAGTTCTCAACAGCAATCGTAGCGTTAGACCCTGATGCGTTACCAAAGACAATGCAGTTTGCCAAAGAGCTACGTCAACACGTAGACAAGGTGGGTGTATTGAAGTTGACCGATGACTTGAAGTATAGAAACGAAATAGATATAGAAAACCTAACCAACATAGGAGTATAATATGGAACTATCATTACTACGTAGCCTAATGGACAAGCAATTTTATGACGATCATAGAGGTGCTAAGTGTCCTAACAGACTGTTCACTAAAGATGCACAGAAGATCAAATCAATTGTTGACTCTTGCATGCAGAGGTACGAGCGTACTGTTACACCAGATGAAGTGGAAGCTTTGTTTATATCAAGCAACCCTTCCATGACTACCGCACAGAAGACTGCTTACTCTTCCCTATTTGATAGGATCAAACGTGAGCAACCTATGGGATCAGACATTGCACAAGAAGTATTGTCTAAGTTATTCCAACAGGTAGTGGGAGAAGACATAGCCAACTTAGGATTTGATTATGTCAATGGTACGAAGACTAGCCTTGAGCCTATACGTAATCTACTTGAACAGTATGGTGATGACTTTACACCCAATCTAAATATACAGTGGGATGACATTGATATAAGCACGTTGCTAGAGAGGAATGATCTTGAAGCACGATGGACATTCAATATACCCACACTCGTACGTAAGCTTGAGGGTGTGAATGAAGGACACCTTGTTGAGATAGGAGCTAGACCTAACACAGGAAAGACTTCCTTCCATGCCAGTTTGATTGCATCTCCCAATGGATTCGCTAGACAAGGTGCTAAGTGTATTGTCTTGTGTAATGAGGAAGGTACGCACCGAGTGGGTGCTAGGTATCTCACCGCTGCCACAGGCATGACGATGCAAGAGGTAAAGCAGAATCCTAAACTAGCACACGACAAGTATGAACCTGTACGTAAGAACATACGATTGCGTGACGCTACAGGCAGAGACATGTCGTGGGTGGAGAGCGTATGCAAAGCATACAAGCCTGACATTGTAGTGCTTGACATGGGTGACAAGTTTGCTGTGACTAATGGCTTTGCCCGACAAGACGAGGCACTCAAGGCAAATGCAATACATGCACGTAGTATAGCAAAGCAACAAGGTTGTGCTATCTTCTACATGTCACAACTATCTGCAGAAGCAGAGGGTAAGGTGCTACTCAATCAAAGTATGATGGAAGGTTCACGTACAGGTAAGGCTGCGGAAGCAGACCTGATGCTATTGATTGCAAAGAATCCTGTAGTCGAGGGGCAGGATGAAGAGGACAACCAACGACATTTAAACCTAGTCAAGAACAAACTCACAGGATGGCATGGTGTCATTCATTGTGAACTTGACTACAAGACAGCGAGGTATATGGCATGAGCAAAGACTGTAGATTCTGTGGAATAAAATTAGTCGATGAGAATTGGTATCTAGCCAACCAGAAAACTAAACAATACAAGTGCAACAAGTGTGCTGCCATAGTGGACAGGCAAAATGCGTTAAGACGTACAGTAAAATTACTGTCTAACAATACAATAAAAGCATACAACAAAATTAAAGAAGGGTATGTGTACGCTATCTCTAATCAAGCGTGGCCGGGTTGGATCAAGATAGGCATGGCAGTTGATGCAGAAGATAGATGCTCAAGCTATCAAACCTCTTCACCTCTGCGAGATTATGTGTTAGAGTTCTGTAAAATGTTTGACGATAAAGGAGTAGCAGAAAAAACGGCACACCACAACGCACGTAGACTAGCAAGTGACAGTAATGGTGAGTGGTTTAAGATGAGTAAGCATGATGCTATCACTGTAATAGAAGGAGTAACCGATGAAACTAGTACTTGATGTAGAGAACACAGTAACCAAACGTGATGGCAAGATGCACCTTGATCCATTTGAGCCTGACAATAGTTTGGTTATGGTGGGTGTGCAGGGAGTGTGCAATCCCACACCACCTCGCATATACACATTCGATCATGCAGATATTGAACCTACCTTTAGTGGTAAGGAAGAATTACAAATGACACTAGACCAAACAAGTTTATTAATTGGTCACAATATTGCATATGATTTACTGTGGCTATGGGAGTCAGGTTTCATTTATAAGGGTGAAGTGTATGACACAATGCTCAATGAGTACATACTACAACGTGGTGTTAAAGAACCCTTATCGTTACAGGCATGTGCCGAGAGGTATGGTGCGACACCAAAGCAAGACACACTCAAGGAGTACTTTGCCAAAGGGTACAGTACACGTGACATACCACACGCAGAACTGTGTGAGTATTTACGTGCCGACCTACAGGCAACTAAGGATCTATACGATAGTCTTTCGTTACGTTATGAAGAGCCTGAGAATATAGGCTTAAAGAATACGGCAAGGCTAACAGATCAGGTAGCCGTGTGTCTCGCACGTATCTATCAACGTGGGTTCAAGGTTAATCTTGACGTACTCAATAGCGTACGTGAAGAGTTTGAGACAGAGAAGAATCAGATTGAGAAGAGTCTCAACGCACAGACTAGGGAGCTAATGGGTGACATGCCTATCAATCTCAATAGTCCTGAACAACTATCGTGGGTTATCTATAGTCGTAAGCCTTACGATAAAACTTTATGGGGTAATTCGTTTGATCCATACATGTCTGATAATGACTTCAGGCAAACGATCAAGGAGAAGTCTATGGTAGTACTAAAGAAACGTGCTATCAAATGTTCTACTTGTTATGGTTCTGGCTATGTAAGAAAGAAAAAGAAAGATGGAACTCCATTTGCTAACCGAAACAGATGTGTTTCATGTGATGCTATTGGCTATATCTTCACTGATACTACTCCTGCTACTGTGGCAGGACTAAAGTTCTCCCCACCCAATCCTAAGTGGGCGAGTGCCAATGGCTTTACTACTAACAAAACAAACCTTGAGGTGCTTGAGAAGGTAGCACGATCACGTGGCATGAGGGATGCCGAGTTGTTCCTACAACGTGTGCGTAGATTGTCTGCCCTTGATACATACTTGAGTAGCTTCATTGATGGTATCCAAACGCATACCAAGAAGGATGGCATGCTACACGTGCGTTTACTACAGCATCGTACAGCTACTGGTAGATTCAGTGGTGCAGATCCTAACATGCAGAACATGCCTAGAGGTGGTACGTTTCCTGTGAAGAAGGTATTCATCTCACGATTCAAACATGGCAAGATACTTGAGGCTGACTTTGCACAGCTAGAGTTTCGTGTGGCTGCCTACCTTGGGCAGGACACTACCGCTATTGAGGAAGTGAAGACAGGCTTTGATGTACACAGCTACACCGCTAAAGTAATCACAGATGCAGGACAGAATATCTCACGGCAAGATGCCAAGGCACATACTTTCGCCCCCTTGTATGGTGCAAGTGGCTTTGGTAGAACACCTGCAGAAGCTTCCTACTACAAGCAGTTCAATACTAAGTACAATGGTATAGCCAAGTGGCACAAGCAGTTGGCAACCGAAGCATTGAACAAAGGTAAGATCAAGACACCATCAGGCAGAGAGTTTGCTTTCCCTGATATGGTGCGTAAGCGTAATGGTGTGTCGCACTTTACGCAACTAAAGAATTATCCTGTGCAGTCACTGGCAACAGCAGACATAGTGCCGTTGGCCCTACTGCACATAGATAGTAAGCTTGACAGAATGGAAAGTTGTATAGTTAATTCTGTACACGATTCTATTGTCATTGATGTGCATCCAGACGAGAGAGGAGCAGTGTTAGATGTAATTCAACAAACCAACAAAGAACTAACCAATCTAATAGAAACACGATGGAATCTAGACTTCAATGTGCCACTATTACTTGAATCAAAAATAGGTAATAATTGGCTTGACACTAGAGATGTGGCATGATATAACTAGGAACTATTCACATTTAAAAAGGAGAAACTAATGACAGATTTAGTTACAATAAATACTAACGATTACGAAGCAATGGCTAAAGCTATGGGCATAGCCAATGAGAGATCTGAAAGCACCAAAGAGAAAGCAAGTACGCTTGCACGTTTGAGGATCAATCACGCACCTATCATGGGTACGGCTGAAGTTAAAGGTAAGGAAGTCAACGTAGAGGTTGTCGAAGGTGGTATGTATAAACTTGAGATACCCGATGGGCCTACTTACTTTTCAAAGAGCATAAGGGTCAGACCTTTTATGCAAAGGTTTATGTTTAAGCGTTTCGTTATGGGCAAAGGTAATACCAAGAATAGGTACATCAAAACCATAATGGCTGACAATCTTAACATAGATTTAAAAGATAGTGATGGGGGTTTCAACTGTGGTAAACCTTCAGGTTGGATTGAAGATTTCAAAGCCCTGCCTGAAGCCCAACAGCAACTGATCAGATCCTGCAAACGTGTTCGTGTTGTGTTTGGTCTTGTCACTATGATAGATCCTGTGGATGCAACAGGTGAGAGTGTTAATGTTCAACCCCAAGCTTGTATTTGGGAAGTAGAGAACAGAGATGCTTTCAAGAGTATAGGTAAATGCTTCAACGACTTGGCACGTGCTAAGAGATTACCTGTACAACATGAGATAGCTTTATCTACTGAAGCTAATTCGCTTGCTAATGGTAGCACATTCTTTTTACCGAGTCCAACCTTAGACCTTACTAAAACAGTAGAGGTAGGTGATTCCGACCAGACGATGTTTGCTAACCTAGTCTTGTGGGTACAGAACTACAACGACTACATTCTAAGTCAATGGAATGAGAACGTTCACAAGAAAGAGCAAGTAGATAGCAGTGTTCTTGATGACTTCATTGAGATCGACACAGATGAAGTAGTTTCATAATGAAACACCCTGCCGAAATGATTATACATCAGTACCTAGATAAGGCATCTAATGGTGAGACAACTGTAGCTACTAGTACAGTGAATCAAATCTGTAAAGATGTTAGGGATGCTGTTGTTCGTCAGTTTGGTGGGGGTAACAAGCGTGATGGGTTTGCCTTTCGTATGTCCAACGTGGGCAGACCATCATGCCAACTGTGGTTTGACAAGAACAAGCCACAGGAAGCGTTACCCAAACCGACTACATTTATAATGAACATGTTGCTAGGAGATATAGTGGAAGCTGTATTCAAAGGCATCCTAAAAGAAGCAGGAGTAAAGTATGAAGATTCTAAGCGTGTTACCCTTGACTTGGGAGAAGACTCACCACAACGTGTGGTTACTGGAACATATGATATTGCTATTGATGATGCTGTTGATGACGTTAAGTCAGCGTCTGATTGGTCATATAGAAACAAGTTTGATTCTTTTGACACACTTAAAAATGGAGATGCCTTTGGTTATGTGGGGCAGTTAGCAGGCTATGCAAAAGCTTCAGGCAAGAAAGCAGGAGGTTGGTGGGTAGTTAATAAAGCTAACGGCAACATCAAGTACATACCTGCAGAAGGAATTGAAGTTGATAAAGAAGTTGATAAGATCAAGGCCAATGTCAACAAGGTAAGTACACAAGAGTTTGAAAGGTGCTTTGAACCTATAGAGGAAACCTTCAGAGGTAAGCCAACAGGCCACAAGATACTGGGAGTTACGTGTGGGTTCTGTTCCTATCGTAAGTCCTGCTATCCTAACATGCAAGAGTTGCCACAAAAATTGTCTAAGGCTAAGAACCCTAAGATAGTAGCGTACGTCTGATGGATAGCAAGCAGTTTCAAGCTGCACGTAAGTATGGGTACAGGTCAGGGTTAGAACAAAAGCTTGCCCTATACCTTACCCAATTGCGTGTTAAGTATTCCTATGAATCAATAAAGATTGAGTGGGAAGACCTAGCGTATCGAACGTACACACCTGACTTTATTCTTGACAATGGAATTATAGTTGAGACTAAGGGTATGTTTACTGCAATGGATAGACGTAAGCATATTGCCATTAAGAAACAACACCCTAAGTTGGACATAAGATTTATCTTTGAGAACAGTAGACGTAAGCTACGTAAGGGTGCTAAGTCTACGTATGCTCAGTGGTGTGATCGGTATGGATTTGAATACGATAATAGAGTTATACCTGAAGCATGGTTAAAAGAAAAGGGCAGGGTAGTACACCCAAAGTTTATTGCCTTTACTCGCAAGAAGATAGTGAGGAATTGATATGACAAAACATATACCACTAGACATAGACGATGAAGATTTTATAATAAAGATACACCCTCAACGAGATAGCAATAATAATTGGACAGGAGATGTGACCTTGGGTATAATAACCTCACACGATAATCCCTTGTCAGACAATGACTATTTCTATATGATGGAGTTTTCTAATCTTATATGTGCTACTGTACCTATGATGTCGCTCGACCCTGAATTTAGAGATGAGATACAAGCGTTCGTAGATGCAGAGAAAGAAGAAGAAGAAGCTAAGAGAGTAGCGAACAACCGAAAGAAAAAGAAAGTTAAAACAGAAACAACTGGCAATGTTATTAAGGTAACATTTTCAGGCAAGGTAGATGGGAGTGCGTAACATGACAGAATATAGTAAAGATAGCTTTAAAGGAACGTATACAGAAGATGCATTTACACCTTCATTAGAGGACATGGTAAATCACCCACCACACTACAATCAGTATGGTGTAGAATGCATTGACGCATTGAAGTCAGCTTGCGGTGAGGGCTTTGAGTATTACTTGCAAGGTAATGTAATGAAGTACCTATGGAGATACCGATATAAGAATGGCATAGAAGATTTAAAGAAAGCCAATTGGTATCTAGAATTATTGATGGAGACTGTTGACAATGGCAATAAGAAAAGCTAAGATCTATATTACATTGGAAGTAGATACAGAAGACTATCCAACACCTGTCGATGAACAGCTAGAGAAGGATGTACAAGATCAAATAGAAGCGTTCATCTATGATGTAGATGGATTTCATTTAAATAAAATTAAAGTATTAATGGGAGATTAACATGGGATTACCAACAGACTATCAAAACTTCATAGCAACCTCTCGCTATGCAAGATGGCTTGACAATGAGGGGAGAAGAGAAACTTGGGAAGAAACAGTGACACGATACGTGGACTTCATTTGGGATAGGGCCAATGCTGACAATATCATGCACGACAGAACACGTTTGAAAATATGGAAAGCCATATACAAACTAGATGTTATGCCATCTATGAGAGCCTTGATGACTGCAGGTAAAGCACTTGATCGTGACAACACTGCAGGATACAACTGTAGCTATCTGCCTGTAGATGATGTTAAATCATTTGATGAAGCTATGTACATCTTGTTGTGTGGCACAGGTGTAGGCTTTAGTGTTGAACGTAACTACATTAACAAGCTACCAGAGATACCAGAACATCTATACAATAGCGACACGTGTATATCAGTGAGCGATAGTAAAGAGGGATGGGCAAAGTCCTTTCGTATGCTACTTGCATTGCTATATGCAGGAGAGATACCCACGTATGATGTCAGCAAAATTAGACCTGCAGGTGCTAGGCTAAAGATCTTTGGGGGCAGAGCATCAGGCCCTGCACCGCTTGAAGATCTGTTTAAGTTTACTGTTAATATATTCAAAGGTGCTGTAGGCAGAAAGCTTACAAGCTATGAGTGCCACAGTATCATGTGTAAGATAGGTGAAATCGTGGTAGTGGGCGGCGTAAGACGATCAGCCATGATCAGTTTGTCTAACTTGTCTGACATACGCATGCGTCATGCCAAGACAGGACAGTGGTGGGAGACTGCACCACACATGGCATTGTCTAATAACTCTG